TGTACGGCCCCTTGCGTAAGCGTATGCTTTTGGCTTTTAGCTGTGCAAAAAAACCCGAAGCAGTTGTTGACACGCCTAACAATCCGGCCTTGTTATTGCGCTGCGCAATGCGTCGGTTTTGGCTGTTTCCGTAAACATCGACACAACGCAAGTTACTGATCCGGTTGTCTGAAGGAGTGCCGTTTATGTGGTCCAGTTCTCCTTCAGGCCACACACCATAGTAGAGCAGCCACGCTAGTCGGTGTGCCTTGGCTTCTTGCCCCAGGATGCGAACGCGTAAGTAGCCGCGCGTGTCTTTACGACCCGCCGCGCTACCAAGTGCGCGGCCGGGGGCCGCGCACTTGTGCGTAAGGCATCCCGTATCCGGGTCATAGCTAAGGCAGGCCGCAACCTGCGCATAGCTTAACTCGTTACGGTAGCTTTTCACGGCTCAGCCCTCATCATCCCACTCTGCAGCCAGCTTGGCGAGCGACGGCTTGGCGGCGGGTGCAGGGGCGGCTTGCTTGACGACCGTGGGCTCGACCGTCTCTTCTTCGACAGGCTCTTGCTTGGCCTTGGGCGGGCGGCCACGGCGCGGCGGCGGGGCGGGCGGCTCATCCTCCTCGGCAGTGACCGGCGCAGGCTTGGCAGCGGCCTTGGCGGCAGCCTTGGGCGGCGTGCCCTCCAGCGCCATCGGCTCGACCTTGTCGGTCTGCGCCACCGTCATGGTGATCGCGCGCTTGGCGTCTTCCGACTGCCCCTGCTCCACGGCGGCGCTGTACTCGTCCTCGGTCAGCCAGCGCATGGCCTTGAAGAAGATCTTGGGCGCCTCGGACTTGGTGTCGAACTTCATCCGGGTCACCACGGTCTCCGGCGACACGTTCTGCGCAGCCAGGAAGCGCGCGTATGCTTGCAGCGGCATGTTGCCGCCTTCGTCCTTGCCGAAGATGCTGGTGGCCGGTAGCTGAAGCTGCATGACGTCACCCTCGACGTCGTTCGCCAGCACGACAGCCAGACGCTGGCTGTAGCGGCAGGCGCGGCTCTCGCCCTGCCCCGAGCCCTTCACGTTCTGCGGGCACGAGGCGCAGTTGTTGGCCTGCGGGTTGGCTGCGGTCGAGTCGGGCTTCTCGCCGTCGGCGCTCCAGCAGTCCGGGCCGCTCGGCGCGTCCGAGTCGTACGCCTTCATGTAGAAGGTGCGGCCGATCTTGCTCGCAGCGTTGACGATCACGACGTCGAGGTGGCGTTCCTCGATGGCGGCGACTTCCTGCCCGTCCACCAGTAGGCGGAACACGCCGCCCTTGATGCTGACGCGCTTGCCGCTGGCGCCGCCGCCCGCAAGCATCTTGGCGAGCGGAGAGAGTTCACCGCGCTTGGCGAAGGCCGGCACGTTGGCGCCGGAGAAAAGAGTGATGTTGCTCAAAGGAGTTCTCCTTACTTGGTTGGCTTACGGACAGACACATCGAACTCGGTGTCCGAGTTCAGTCCAGGGGGAACAAGCGCCGGGTTCTCTTCCAAGAACGTACGCATGTTGGTTTGAGAGATGCGCTTCTCCAACAGGTCGACCGCATCCTGCTCGATGACGAAACGCTTGAACGAGTCCCAGTCCTGCGTGTAGTAGCGCGTCTTCTCCATGAGGGAGACGGTGCCGAAGTCCGTCTTCAGGGACTTCGTACCCAGCGCACGCATGCGGTCCTTGATCTCGTTCTTGACTTCCTGCTGCTGCTCCTTGATGGCCTCGATCTGAGCGTCGAGTTCCTGCAGCGCGGCACGCATCTTCATGTAGATGCGGACCAGCCGGTCTATGGGTAGATCTTCCATTCTCGCTCCTTCTTGTCAAAGGTTGGACATCATAACGGCTTCTTCGAGGACTGCAAGCCCCCCTCTTTGATTTCAGCTTCGAACAACTGGACGACCATGCGGGCGTCGTCCACTTTCTCGGCCAGGGCCTTGAACATCTTCTTCTCCACGGGGGAGCCCTCGATGTGGATGACCGTGACCTTGTCTGAGTCCTGCCCCTTGCGATCAGCGCGGGCGATGGCCTGGGTGTACTGCTCGACGCTCATCAGCGGCCCGTAGAAGATCACCGTGTCGGCAGCGGTGAGTGTGATGCCGTGCGCTGCGGCCTGGGGCTGCATCACCAGCACCCGGGGCTCGGGCTGCGTCTGGAAGCGCCGGATGATGTCCCCGCGCTTGGTGGCGGTCACGCCTCCGTGGATCTCTTCGCAGGGGGTGCCACTCTTGTTGAGGAACGCGCTGATCGCATCGATGGTGGCGCGGAAGAGCGCGAAGATGATGACCTTGCGCTCGGTCTGCTCCAGGGCCTCCAGCAGCACATTCAGGCGGGGCGTGGCGTCGAACTCGACCGTCTCCTGATTGTCGGTGTAGGCCACCCCGGCGCTGATCTGCAGGAGCTTGTTGAGCGCCGCCGCCGCGTTGACTGCAGTGATCGTCTCGCCGGCCGCTTGCACCAGCATCTGGGTCTTGAGCAGGTTGTAGTACTTGGCCTGCTGCGCCGTGAGCGGCACCTCGCGGGTCAGTGTGATGACCGGCGGCAAGTCCATGCACTGCGCCTTGGTGAAGCGGATGGCCGGCTGCAGCGCGCGGTGCACACGCGCTGCTGCGGTGGCCTTGGGCGCCCACTTGAACATGGTGATCTTGTTCATCACCTCGTCGCGCCACGCCGTGAAGAACTTCGGCACCCCGTCCGGGTTCACCAGCTTGGCAAGGCCGTATGCATCGAGCGGCGACTGCGACGCCGGGGTGCCCGTCATCATCCACAAGTACGTGTGCGGCGTGAGGATGGACGCTAACGCCTTCCAACGCCGGGTGCTCGGGTTCTTGTAGGCGTTGGCCTCGTCCACGATGACCAGATCGAACCGGCCGTCGTTCTTGATCTCCTTGGCGATGAGGTCCAGCCCCTCGTAGTTGCTGATGACGAACTCGTACTCCTGCTGCACGATCTCCACCCTGCGTATTGCCTGCGCGTGGTGCGCCACGACCGCCGTGCGGTGGATGACGGAGTTGCTGATGTCCTGCATCCAGGCGCTGTGCATGATCGACAGCGGGCACAGGATCAGGCAGCGCCTGACCTCTCCACGCCGCATCAGGTAGTCCGCCGCCCACAGGGCGCTCATCGTCTTGCCCGTCCCGGGCTCCGACAGCACGAACGCACGGCGGTTGAGCGTCAAGAACGATGCCGTGTCCCGCTGGTGGCTCATGGGCATGTAGCGCCCCGGCCAGTCGTACCTCCCAAGAATGGGGGAAGGAGCGTTGCGCACCCCCAGGTTGCGCAGGACGCGCACCTCATCCAGGCCCCAGTGCACAGCAACCTGATACCCGCCTGGGATCGGGAACACCTTGTGCTTCGGGAGTATCTCGTACTTGGATGGGCTCCTTGTGTTCAGTAGGAGTATCCTGTTGTCTACAATCTCCATGCCACTCCTTATTTGTCTGCTCTATTGGCGCTCTTGCTGCGCATGCGCAGGTTGCTTCGTGTGGAAGTGCCGCCGTTGCGCATCGGCTTGATGTGGTCTACGTCTTTGCCGTCGCCCTTGGCAGCGACCCCCTCCTTGATCAGCATGCGCCGCGCTTTGTTGCGCTGTGCGCGGTTCTTCTTCTGCTCTTCGGTGCCCTGGTAGTTGGCGTATTCCTTATCGTAGTTCCGGCTCATGTCAGCTCCTTTTAGTGTTGAACTCACAGGTCTTGACAGGGCACCACCCACACAGCGGGCTCTGCTTCGGGTTCCACACACCGTGAGCGTGTGCGGCCTCGATCTTTGCTACGCGCTCTCGGTACTGCTGCCACGCCTTGTCAGCATCGTCTCGGTCGAGCTTGTGCTTGACCATGCTGCCCTTGACGATGAATATCAGCGCCGAGTTCACGCGCCGTAGATGGGGGAAGTGCACGAACAGCATCAGCCCCATCAGCAGCAACTGGTCCGTGTCCGGGTACTTGTTGTTGCCGGTCTTCCAGTCGACAACCCACGCCGTCAGGTTCTCGTCGTCAACGCTGACGAAGTCGGCAATGCCGCGCGCCCAGGCGTTGTCATCCTTGAACCCGCAGGGCTTGAGGTCGCTGGTCACACCCATCTCGTACTCGAAGAGCTTGCGTCCGGGCTTTGCCAGAACGGCGTCCACTACCGGCTGGTACTGCGCGAAGGCGGCAGGCAGTGGCGTACCATCCTTGCCGTAGTCTTCGATGGCCTTGTGGACGTCCTTGCCGTAGAGCGTCTGCGCTGTGTCCTTGAACGGATAGCGCTTGAGCACCTTGACTTCATGGAAGCGGCGAGCGCAGCCTTCGAAATCTTTGAGTCCTGAGTGTGACCAGACGACCGTCATAGCTTTGCGGTAGTGACTACCTGGGTTAGGCGTTTGGCGAACGCGTCAACGAACTTCTCGTCGTTCCACTGGCGATGGTTCATGTCCCGCAGGATGGCGTGCGTCACCTCGTGCCAGAAGGTGTCGGCCAGTTCCTCTTGCTTGAAACTGCGGTCAGTTCGTCCGCTGTTCGTGGCAATCTCGACACGGCACAGATCGTAGTAGATGGTGCCCATCGTGCCCTTGGGCTTGGTGTGCCGCACCAGCTCGACAGAGTAGGTGTTGTCGCTCAGGTCAAACTGTTTTGGTATCAGCATGCTTTGTTTTCTCCTGCTCCTCAATGATACGCAGCGTCTGCTGCAACATGCGGGCTTCGACGCAGAGTAACTGCGCCACAGCCTGCGCCTCTTCGTACTTGTGATCAAGGCACAAGTCGTGAGCTTGTTTTGCCATGCGCTCGATTCGCATCAGTGGCAAAGCGTAGTCGTTCAGATCAGCTTTTTGCAAGTCCATACCGCTCGTGTGCTCCGACATCGGCGTTCAGTGGGATGCCCGGCAGGTACTTCGGCTCCATGACCATCTGGGCCAAGACCCAAGTCTTGGCCGCATCGGCTGCTGCCTGCGGTGCCACCGCCAGTAGTTCATCATGCACGGTGCCGACGACAGGGTAGCGCTTCGCCACGCGGAGCATGCCGTCCGTCATCACGCATCGTGCCGTCCCTTGCACGACGTTGTTGGTCACCTTGCCGGCGTACAACTTGGTGCGCTTCTTGCCGTCCGCGTACGCCCATTGCACGCGGCCCTTGGCGTCTTGCTCGGGACGGAGGTCAGGATACCTGATCGGCATGCCGCTCGGCAAGATGATCTCGCCCTTGCGGAAGGTCAGGCACTTGTGCGTGTACTCCTTGCCCTTGTAGAGGCTGTGCTCGATCAACTGCCCCATGAGTTCCCAGAAGGCCACGACGGGCGCGGATGCGGCGCGGTACTTGTCGATGATGGCCTTGGCCGCGAGACAGTGGATGAGCAGCTCCTGCTCGGTGCACGTGTGCGGGATTTCTGACATCTTCCTGACGTTCTCGTCCCAGGAGAGGAACTTCTGTGCGGACGCCGCCGTGACCCCGAGCTGCTTTGCTTCGTCTTTAGTGTACCTCTTTGGAGGGGCACCCAGAAAACCAGTCAATAGCTGCGCCGCGAAGCTCGCCCAGCCAAGCCCGTATTCTGCACCCAGCAAAGCAGACTTGCTAGACTGCCTAAGTACTGGGTGGCTCTCTTTCGTCATCCCCGGCAGGCTGAACATCTGCGCGCCGAACTGCGCGTAGGGGTCGCCGCCTGCACGGAAGATGTCGAGCAGCGAGTCGTAGTCCGACAGCCATGCCAGCACCCGAGGCTCGATCTGCGAGAGGTCGCCGACGACCAGCACATGCTCCTCGGGCGCCATGATGGCCTTGCGCAGGAAGCTCCCGCGCTTGAGGTTCTGCATGTTGATGGCACTGCCCTTGGCGGCGGTCCACCGCCCCGTGCCTGCACCGTAGTAGCTGAGCGGCACGGGCAGCGTGCCACGCTTCGCGATGTCTAGGAATCGCTGGGCTCGGGTGCGCTCGGAGGTTGACTTGACGCGAAGACGGGCTTCACAGATAAGCGCGATGTCTTCGTTGTCCGAATTAAGTAGGGCCTGGAAGAGCGCGTCGTTTTTGGCGAGCGCAAGAGCTTCTTTGCCAGTTGTCTTACTGATCTTGGTAGGCGCCTCAACGCCGAGGGTTTGCAGAACTTCCGCAAACTTTGGGTTCGACGCAAGCGCAGCTTCTTCCACGCCGATCCTCGATAGCAGTCCTTCACGCGTGTTCCTTTCTTCTTCAATGGCGGTCTCAAGCATGTCGGCATCAAGCCGCAGCAAAGGCCGCGTGTACATCTTGATCGTCATGTCAATGAGCCGAAGCTCCTTGACCGGGTAGCCTTGCGACAGACGCAGGAACACTTGTTCGCACAACCACGTGTCGTGCTTGCAGTAGTCGGCAAGCTCCTGCTCCACCTGAAAGGGGATCGTGTCCAGCATGCCGTCTGTGCTGTGCACCGCCTTGCCCTTGGGTGGCAGACCGAACGCATCGGCCAGCGTTGCCAGGGAGTTGCCTACCTCCACGCCACGCAGGGCGCGGGCCATGCTGAGCGTGTCGAAGATGAACGCCGGCTGGATGCCGTAGACCCAGGAGAGGATGGTGACGTCGAACTGCGCGTTGTGCGCCAGCACGGCGGTGCGAGACCAGTCCACGGACGCTGCCCAGCGCCGGATGCGGTCCTGCCGCACCCACACCGTCTGGTACTCGATGGGGTCGCCCTGGGTCCAGGGCGCCGCCGTCATGTCGACATCCTTCCAGCACAGCCCCCACGCCTTGAAGCGCGGGTCTCGGACGTACTCCTCCGTGGTCATCTTGCTCAGCGTGTAGCTGGAGCGATCCCACGCAGTCTCGAAATCGACTGCAAGGATGTGGTCAAAAGGCAGACTCAATGTATTTCTCCCGTAGGGTTGGCGAGGTCTTCCGGTTCCAGCGCTGAACAAGCGGCGACCAGAACGGCGAATGCTTCCTGCTTTGTCAGGCGCACGGGGATGACTGACAGCCCGACGCCGTCAGTCATAAGCAGCACTGCGCTCAGCTTACTGTCCGGTGCGCAGATCAAGTCTGCAGCATCGAGAAGCGCTGTTTTAGCCAGCGTAGTACGTGTTTCGTCATCAAGCTCCATGTCTGCTCCTTATAAGCCACGCCTCTAGAAGGTCTAGCGTATCTTCACGCACAACCATCGCCGCGCCCCCGGCTTTGTGGATCGCGGCAATCTCTCGCTCTTGCAGGGCAGTGGTCTTGTTGAACCCGGCCTTGCACTCAATAGCCAAAAACGCCCCTTTGTGACAGGCGACTATATCAGGAATTCCTGAACGTCCGTAACCGCCCGTTACCGGATAGAACCAATACGCCTTGTGCTTGTCGAGCAGCGCTGTGCACGCTTGCTTGACTCTTTTTTCTGGTGTTGCCGCCATGTAGTTTCCTGTGTTTGGGTGAAGGGGGGAACGTAGATTCCCAGCCCCCTTCGATTCTGGGTACTGGAGTGGGCTGCCCGCACTACGCGAAGCTGACGAACGGACAACCCGGCAAGCGTGAGTCACATCTACGAGGTTAAAACACGCGTGCTTTGCAATGCATCGTCAGCTTGCGTTAGATGCGTGTCACGAACATTGCCACCAGCGCCACGATGGCGACGGCGTAAATGAGAGTTTGCATCACCTGTTCGAAGGCGAATGCGGCGCTGACCTCGTCGATGTCATCGACACCGAGTTCGGTCGCTGCTTCGGCTGCTTTATCGGGACCACCGTCTCCCGCGTCGTGAATCTGTGCATGTTGGCGCATTGGTATCTCCTTCGCACGTAGTCAGGCTGTTGTCGTGTTTCGAGGACTTGCGTCCACGTTCCGCACTCGGGGCACCGCATGTTGGTCTATTTGGCGTTAGGCAGCACCAGCGGCCCCGCGCGCCAGCGCTCGCGCGTCTTCCAGGGCGTTGTGTGGCACGCGCGAAGTCGTTGCCGTGTCGGGCAAGTCGCGGCGGACCTCAAACGTCATGCAGTCAGGGCCGACCCGCTCGCCTGGCGCCCACTCCAGAAAGTTGCACAGGTGCGCAATGTCGCCGGGCCAGTCAGAAACGATATGCACGCTGTCGAAGCTGCACAGGAATGCGCCCAGCTCGCCGCGCAGCGTGGCGTCTCGCTGCGGCTCTTGGTTCAGGCGCGGCATCACATGCTCTTTCACCCACCAGCCGGGGTCGTCGCAGAAGCGCACGCCGTACCACTCGCGGCCATCCTCGGCCACCAGCGCCAGCGAAATCAGCGCGCCTCTGTACTCGTTGAACTCGGTGTCTATCCACAGCTTCACGTTTGCATCCTTCAGTCGTTTGCCAGCATTTCACCAGTGCTGGCTAACTGGCGGTTCAAACGGACGCCGTACCGGCGCCGCTCAACCTGGCGTTAGGCGCCCAGCGGCATCAAGCTGCCAAGCACTGCAACGCAGCCACATTCCGCGCATTTGCGGAACGTCATGCCGCCGTCGCTATAGAAGTGCCGCAGGCTCTGCGCTTGGCACTTCGGGCAGAAGCCCCGGCGCGCTCGCGCTTCCGCCAGTTCGGTCATGGTGGCGTTCTTCAACATCTCGCTCGTGAAGAAGGCGTCTAACCCGTCAGTCAACCGGACCTTGGCCGGCGTTGCTTGGTCAGTCATCGTTGCTCCTGTTGCGGCCAAGGCCGGTTACTTCTGCGTTAGCCCGCTCGAATCAGCCGCGCCAGCTCGCGCATCACAAATCCCATCGGGCTTGATTCGTGCCACGTACCGACAGCGGCTGGTCCACGCCGCGCGTCCTGCTTGCCATCGCGGAACTTCTCGCCGGCCACCATCTGAGCGCACTGCTCACGCGTCGCCGCCTCCACCGACGACATCAGCGTCAACAGGTCGTCCCTGCTCACTCCGCGCAGCGTCTCTCCGTGGTGAAAAGCATTCCCGCTTGCTTCTGCCCAGCCGTCCAGCAAGCGGCCTAACCCGTCAGTCAACCGGACCTTGGCCGGCGAAAGTTCATCGTTCATCGTTGCTCCTGTTGCGGCCAAGGCCGGTTACTTCTGCGTTAGGCATCAACAGGCGCGCCGCCGCGCTTCAGAAAAGCATCAACGCCACCGATCATCTTCGCGTAAGACAAAGCCACGTCTTCGCCGCACTTGCAGCAGCGCAGGTGATACGTCACCACATCAAAGTCGGCGCTCTTTTTCTCAACCGTTTCCTGCTTCTTTACGCCAAGCCAGCGTGCGGGGTGCTTGCACTTAAAAAACATCGTTGCTCCTATCGGTTGATGCCTAACTGTCGCTTCAAGCGGACGGCTTCGCCGCGCGGTGAATTCCGGCGTTAGGCAGCTTCAGTTGTCGAACCAGAAGACCACGCGGGCGGCTCCAGCGTCTTGCAGGCGCTTGAGCGCCGTGAAGTAGCCAGGGCCTAGGAACTCGCGCAGCGTCTGCGTCTTGCCTTCGCCCGGCTCGCATGTCGCGCCTCCGGTCCACATGTTCGGTTCGAGTTGCTTGGTGCATCGCCGGTCCTCGATGGTCTGTTCGTAGTCCACCGCCACCAGTTCGGCAACGCTCACCCAGCTCGCGCTGTGGGCGTCTCCGCTCCAAGCGTCGTAGCTCCTGGCTGCGTTGCGGCTGGCGTCACTGGGAAAGCCGCGGTCGGCCGCGAGCGGCGCCAGTCCGGAGTAGTTGCGCACGCCGGCCAGCCAGCCGAAGAATCCGTAGTCTCGTGCGTCAAACGCTTCCACGTCCAGGCTCACCCATCGGCCGCTGTCTTGCTTCTCGGCGTAGCTGTGAATGTCGCATCCCATGTCAGTTCCTCTCGCTTCGGGTGGGTGATGCCTAACACTTCGTTCCAGCCGACCTACGGCGGCTGAACTCGGGCGTTAGGCCCTAGTCTTCATACCTTCCAAGCGCCTCCGCCGCCATCTGTCGGCACGCCTCGCGGTCGCGGTTCCATGTCCCGTCAGGCCGCATCGGCGCAGCAATCAACTCCAGAACTTGGCGGGCACGCAAAGCCCACAAACTAGGGTGCTGATCCAGTACCTGTTGCGGCGGCAGCGGGTCTAACCCCTCGCCGGCCTTGACGTCAGCAGCCTTGGCTGCCAGTTCCAGCAGTTCACGGTCGTTCATCAAACCCCCTTCTCAATCTCCGCAGCAGCGCGGACGATGGCTAAACATACAGTTTCATACCATCGATAATTGTATGGTTGGGCTTGTTCGTAGTACCAAAAACCGTTCTTTTTCGCTCCGACGCAGCCATCTTCAAACTTCAGCTCAACTTTTGCTTCGATCAGCAGCCACATGGCATCGTGCAAGTCCTCCAGCGGATTGAAGTTGTCACGCGATAGCTCATCACTTCTTATACCTTCCCCACCTGCGTAACTTTCGTCAAAGTACTCGCCGGAACGGCCTACGATCTTGGCTGCTTTCTCTAACATTGCCTGCTTATTCACTTTCCGCAGCAGCGCGGACGATGGCGCGGCGGGTGTAGATGCCCATTCTTTGTTCTCCAGCCGTGCGCGGATGGCGGCGCGTGCGATCTGTACTTCAGGTTCAGCATCTGGCTCCCTCAGCACATCGACGTCGTGCCCGGGGTCCGTGGGATCATCTTGCTGCGCCAGCGCGGCGCGCAGGGCGGTGATAGCCTTCTCAATGGTTAATGAACCCCACCAATGATTTACGTTTGCAAATTCCAGCGCCTCCAGCGCCTGCTGGGCGGCTTCGCGTAGGGTGGTCATGCTTCCTCCTTCTGCTTTGGCGATGGCGGCGCGGGCTTTAATGGCACCGTCGGCAACCGACGGGACATATCGCAGGACATCCTTCAACGCCTCCGTCAGCGCATCGCGCTGCTGCTCAAGGGCAACCATTTGTTCGTTCCACCATTCTTGCCGCTTGCCGAAAGCCTCGTTGGCTTCACGCAGTGCTTCATTCTCCGCCATCCATGCGGCCGTCAGGTCGTCGTCCTGCTCTGCCAGCGCGGCGCGGAGGGAGGTAATGGCGTCGTCATAGTCAGGCACCCATCCAGGGCGGGCAATCGCACCATTCTCCAGCGCATCCAGCGCCTGCTGCATCACTTCTCTGCTCATGTGATCCTCCTGTACAGCGCCTCGATGCGGGCAAGCGTCACGCCGTCGTCGTAGTCGTCAGGGTCTTCGACTGCTGCGGGCTCGATGATGCGAGACGCCACGAGCGCATAGCGCAGGCGCTCGATGGTGAGTGGCTGCGGCGCGGGCGTGGTGGTGTAAAGCGGGGCGACGACCTGAAGGCGTGGGTTCAACTGCTGCCAGCCGTTCTCAAGTTGCCAAGAGTCAACAAAACCCGTGTGGCCTGTATCTTCGTGCTGCCACAGCCACGCCACCGGCTGCGCCTGCTCGGCCACCTTCGCGTACTTCTCGTTCGCCCCGAGGTCGCATCCCGGTTCCCACTCTCCGGGGCACTGGTCGGCAAGGCGGTCGCCACAGGGGCACTGCTGCTCTGCCAGCGCGGCGCGGAGGGCGGTGATTTCATCGGCAAACCTGTCGAAGTCCTGCCGCTTGACTTGGTATCGTTCCAACGCATCCAGCGCCTGCTGGGCGGCTTCGCGTAAGGTGGTCATTTCCCCTCCTCCACAACACGAAATCCTATTGCCTGCGCCACCGCCCGCAGGTCGTCATCCGGCATCCGCAGCAGCATGGCCTGCACGATCTCTGCAAGGGCGCGTATTTCAGCCTCCGCGACTCTGATGCCGTCGCGGGCATGATTGGACGAAAAGGCGAGATGCTGGCTAACCAGCCACTCCTTGCTAACGGGCGTATTGCGCCAATCCCCTTGATGGATGAAGTTCATTTCCCCTCCTCCACCGCCGGCTGCTCTGCCAGCATCTCTTCTAGATTGTTCAGCGCATCTCGTGCGCGCCGGCCGTCCTCGACATACTCTTCCGTGCTGTTATGATTCTCATGAGAAAATCGATAACCTGCTTTTTCCAGACAGTCGCGCTCCTGATCCCAGTCGATTCGCTTGCCATTCTTGAAGCCGGTTAAGGTCACTTGGTGACTGCAGTCAGCGTAAAAGCGCAGCGCCTCCAGCGCCTGCTGGGCGGCTTCGCGTAGGGGGGTCATTTGCTGTCCCTGTGGGATTGAATGAACCTACGCACCAGCGATTCCATTGGCGCAGTCACGGTGTAGTGTTCTGGTGCGGTTATTCGGTCGTACACAACGCCCCACTGATTGCCGGGTAACGCTACTTGCAAAACCTGAAAATCACCGCGTCCTTCTCGATGCTGGATGCCCTTCTTACCCAGCCATTGCTTGAAATCGCAGAGCTTTCCTTTGTGCAGCAGATTGCGGCTCATGTCTTCTCTCCTTCCGCCGCAGCGATGGCGGCGCGGGCAATCTTGTACATAGGCTCTGCATCGCAGCGCCCCGCAATTCGTCGCAACGCCTCCAGCAGCGCATCGCGCTGCTGCTCAAGGGCGAACATCCGCTCGTTCCACCATTCTTGCCGCTTGCCGAAAGCCTCGTTGGCTTCGCGTAGCGCCTCGTTCTCCGCATAAAGGCGGCGCAGTTCAGCAGAAACAGCATCGGCAACATCGTTTGGATCGTTAAGCGCATGGTCCATGTATTCAGCCAGCCGCAGGGCTTCGGGTTGTGTCATCGCTTCTCTCCTGTCGTAGGGCAGTGTCATGTGATCCTCCTGTACAGTGCCTCGATGCGAGAAAACATCACGCCGTCGTCGTAGTCGTCGGGGTCTTCGACTGCGCCTGGATCAATGATCCGCGACGCCACGAGTGCATCCCGCAGTCGTTCGATGGTCAGCGACTGCGGCGCGGGCGGGGTGGTGTAGATAGGCCCCACAACCGCATGGCTACCTTTGTAGTACGCCATCTCTTCGGCCGTTTCGCGCACAGTGAAGAAGTCGTGCAAATTACCGCCTTCAAACACGCCCCAGTATGCTGGCTGCACCGGCTCTGCCAGTGCGGCGCGGAGTGCCCCCGCTGTCGCTCGCCATTGACGCACATCTCGGGCGTCGTACCCGTCGCAATTAGGGTCGCGCGCGTCGGGCAGAAGCTCCCGCAACGCCTCCAGCGCCTGCTGGGCGGCTTCGCGTAGGGTGGTCATGCTTCCTCCTGCAGCGGGACATCCTGCCACTCGCCCGACCACGCAGAGCCGGGGTAATCCGGCTCCCACCACTGCTGGAGGACGCGGACCTCCACGCCCCTGGTGAGGTTGGGGCCGAACTCCGGTGCGGGCACTTGCACCTCGCGCTTCACGAAGCGCAGCTTGTTGGTGGGGGTCATGCTTCCTCCCAGCCCCAGCCCAGCAGGGCCTCGGTGTTCTTGATCTGCTCATCCGTGGGGCGCAGGTACATGGCGAATTTGGTCTTCCCGGCAGACCCCGGGTACAGCACCCAATAGCCCGCCGGCTTTGGCGGTACGGTTGCAAAGGTAAACGTCGGCGGGTTGGCGATCAGTCCAGAGATGTGGTTTTCGGTGATCATGTGTTCTCTCCTTCTGCTTTGGCGATGGCGGCGCGGGCTTTAATGGCACCGTCGGCAACCGACGGGACATATCGCAGAACATCCTTCAGCGCCTCCAGCAGATCAGGCGCGGCGGCGATCAGGCGGGCGTTGGGCGCTGCGTTGTCCCCGAGAAGGACGACGATCTCCTTGCCCGCCGAATCGACGACAACGTCGCTGTAATGGTCTGCCGTTGCCATCCACGGCCCCGGTGTGTGCTTACTCATTCCTTCTCTCCTGTGTTACCACTTGGCTTCGCCAAGATCGGCGGCTTCTGCCGCTTTGCTGCGCCGTTTGGCGCGGTTGACGTACCACCTGTTGTCCTCGCTGAAATAGAGGAACGGCCAGTTGGGACGGTGACGGGTGGGGGCGTCGAAGATCGACGCGGGCTTGCGCCAGGGACACGCATGTGCGCGGTGCCCCGTGCGCCCGCACAGGGTGCACACTTGATCGGGCGCGGGCTCGTCCATCTCAGGCGTCCTTACGGGCTTGGTAGGCAGCGAGCAGCCACCTGTCGCCCAGGCGGTGCACGGCGCGTGCCCACTCGCGCAGGTTGCGCCGGTTCATCTCGCGGGGGACGGTGGGGCTCGACCAGAGTCTACGCCCAAGTCGCAGAAGCTTGGTACTCATGTTTCTCCTCGCCATGAAAAACGCCCTGCCGAAGCAGAGCGTTTAGTGTCGTGTCAGTACCGCTGTCAGGCCGTCATCCAGACACGCAGACCGTCCTTCTCGACGCCCGTGCGCAGCTCGATGTGCGCCTCGTCCTTCGGCAGCGCTTCGTTGTAGCGCTGCTTCGCCACGCGCAGCTTGCGGCGCCACGAGTCGAGCGCCTTCTTGCTCTGCGAATCGCAGGAGATGAGGAACGAGTCGCTCACATCCATGTCATCGAACGGGAACGCAGTCGGCTTGCGACCACGACCGCCACGGTTGCTCACGAAGGGGATGCCAGATTCGACTTTGAAGTTCATGTTGTCCTCTTGCAGCCCCCTGAACAGCAGGGGGCGGGGGTGTATGAAGCGCGGCTGTCCGCGAGGCCCACAGTGTCCTTCGAAGCAGGACTCCTGTCAAGCATTAGACCGCGTTGATGCGTACAACTTTCTGCATCTTGCGGCCGTGCGCGACATATGCGATCACGGGAATGGACGCGTCCCAGCATGCGCGACAGCCGCTGCATTTGCCGCCGTGCTCGTACGCTTCGCAGACCTTGACGCCGGCCGGCGCAGCCTCCCGTGAAGCGATGATAGTAGACCCGTGCAGGCCTTTGATGAATGTTCCCGTCACGCTGTCGCTGCTGAAGCGCACCGCCACGTTGGGCAAGGCGCGCATGGCGTCGAGCACCGGCCGGAACTTGACGAACTTGTGCATGCGCGTGGGTAGCCAGTGCTTCACATGCGGCGTGTCGCGCATGACGGCGAACATCTTGCGGGCGAGGCGCACATCGTACATGTCGCCGGAGTCGAACCAGCGGAAGTAGCGCTCGCCGGCCAGCGCCTGCACCATGTCACTGACCCAGTCGTCGCGCTGCCAGTCCTGGCGATTGTGTTCGCGCGGGGCCTTGACGCTCTTTATGCGGTAGCGATTGTCGGTGGCGTAGCAACCCTGGCATGCGGCCACGAGTTCGTTCTTGTGCGACACGCTACCGGGGCAGGTGTCGAGCGCTTGCAAGCTCCACGACTTGATGCCGTCGAGCTTGCTGGTCACGGAGAGTTTGACTGCCATTGCATTACTCCTGGGTGAGGTAGGCGTGGAAGTACCGGGTGAAGAGGTCAGGGAACGCAGCGCGCAGACGCGCACGGTTGCCGCTGTCCGCAGCGAAGTACGCACGGGCGATGTGCGCGGCGAAGCCGCCGCCGATGCGCTCCATCATGTGTGCTGCGTAGATGTAGTCGTCGTCATGCCGCGGGCGGACGACTTCGGGCGTGTTCTCTTTCATGCTCACTCCTCAAAAGAAAGGGGGCCGAAGCCCCCCTGGTTGATGATCAGAAGCTGAAGCGGACGTCGATGGACGCGTCGTTCAACAGATCCTTCACAGTGTCTTGCAGGTCGCTGCTCCGGACGACGTCGTCGAGGTCGCATTCCTTGACTTCTGAGCACGTACGGTCGTAGTCGTCGTGGTCGTAGTTCTGACAGTGGTCCTCGATGGCCTCTTCAGCAGCCGCGTCCGCGATCTCCTTGGCCTTGCGGGACAGCTTCTCCCAGAACCACTCCTGGGTGTTGAGCGCCTCGACCATCTTGGCCTCGTCAATGACGACGGGGGTGTTCTCCAGCTTAGCCACGCGCTCGGCCAGCGCGGTGTCAATGCCGATGGCGGGGTTGTTCTCCAGCGCAGCGAGGCGCTGCTGCAGACGCACGATGTGCTCCACCAGCGGCTGGGCGGCCTCGTTGACGGCGGTGGTGATGGCGGTGGTGATGACGGTGTTGATGTCGAACATTGCAGTTCCTCTAGGAAAGAAAAAGCCGGTGAACCGCACCGGCAACGGGTTGCTGTATAGGGTGTTGCCACCCCGTTGAATCTGACGGCTTACGCCGCCAGGGCGATCTCCAGTGCCTGCTGCTTCAGCGTGTCGCCCTGACCCCAGAGCGCGGCGGCTTGGCGGTTCTCCTCGGACTGTGCACGCACGTGGTGGTCGACGTACTCGGTCACGCCGTTGAGCCAGCCCCAGGCGGTCTCACGCGACGTCTCCAGGGTCGCACCCTTGGCCGCGCCGCTGAACAGCTCCAACACCTTCAGGAAGCCGCGCGACTCGCGCACCTTGTCGCTGTCGGCCGCGCCCTTGCGGAACAGGGCCAGCGTCATCTCCTCGGCCAGCTTGGACTCGACGCGCACGGCGGCAAGCTTGCGGCTGGTCTGCATGAAGGCGCCGAACTCGGACTGTGCGCTCTCGATGACGGCCTTGAACTTCTCGGGCTGCCACGCGCTGCGGTGCGTCAGGCGGAACGCGGTCTGCCCCTCCCGGGCCATGCGAAGCGTGTTGTTGCACACCACGCGCACGCTCGTCCAGCGCCCCTCGGTGGCGAGGGAGCCATCGGCAGAGGTCGACAGCAGAGCGTAGGGCACGATGCGGTCCTGGCTGCCGTCCACGCACACGCCGTCCGCCAGCTTGGCCGTGGCGAAGTAGCGCTTGCCTCCGAACAGCACGCCGGCTGACTCGATGGTCAGCCCGCCGGCATCCGCCCACTCGCGGAAGAAGTCCAGCACCTCACGGGGCTGGACGACCTTGTAGCCGTCGCTGACCACGCCCAGCGGGGCGAGCGTGTCGGAGCGGAACAGCACGACCTTGTCCTCGACCACTTGCATCTGGTCGGCAGGCTGGTTGTGCTCGGTGGCGTAGCGCACGAAGCCGCGCTTGACCTCGTAGCCCATGCCTGCCTGCTGCTGCCACTCCTCGACGCTGGCGCCGACAGGCATCAGTTGCCCGAGGCCGTGCCACTCGCGCTTGGTGGAGGCGTATTGAGCGACACCGTTCTTGATCATGATCTCGTGAGCCATTGCATTTCTCCTATGGGGTGCCCCTGAACCGCAGGGGCGACGGGATGTCAAAGATTATACACGTTCCCACAGATGTGGGAAGGGGGTCAGAGAAGTTCGTCGGGCACGTCCACCTCGTCACCGAGGCTGGATGCGACGAAGCAGCGCATGGCGGCAACGAGTGGTGTTGTGCCGTAAGCACGAACAACACGCTGGCCCTGAAGTCGGCTGGTGTAGAGTTGCCCCCTCCACACATCTTTGCCATTGGGGTCGGCAATGCAGTCGATCTTCTCACGCTCGATGATCGGCCCACCCTTGTTCCAGCAGGTCGAGTAGTTGTCCCGCGCCTCGACGTACTCGTTTGAGCTGCCGAGGCGGAGGGTCTTACGAACGGCCCAGTTAAGGGCGGGGCCGGTCAGGTCACTCGTCTTGATCTTCATCTCAGTTCTCCGTCAGAGAAGTTCGTCGGGCACGTCCACCTCGTCACCAAGCTTCGATGCCACGTAGCAGCGCATGGCTGCGATAAGGGGGGTGTCACCCCAGTACCCTGCTGCTTTGGGCCACGCCCATGCCATGTACCCCTCGTGTTTGGCAGGGCCGACAGTCAGCATTTCCCGCTCGATGATCGGCCCACCCTGTGTCCAGTCAGTCGAGTACCTTTTTCGGTGGCCGTTGCGCCATGTCGGCTCGAAGTCAAAGCCACGCAGGTACAAGGGGTTAAGACCATCACACTTCGCCACCGCCCAATCGAGGGCGGCACCGGTCAATTCGCTAGTCTTGATCTTCACAGCAGTTCCTCCGGGATTTCAACGTTGTCACCAAGCTTCGATGCCACGTAGCAGCGCATGGCTGCGATGAGAGGCGTTGGGCCTTCTTCGCATGCGAGTGGTGTAGTCCGGCTTTGCGCCTCGAAATCGTTGTCGCATGCAATGAGCGTGATGACTTCACGCTCGATGATCGGCCCACCTTGTTTCCATTCCTCAGATGGTGCAAAGTTAACGCCGATTTCTTGCAAGCCCTCAGTTTCATAGACCCTTTTTGTTATTGGACTGAAACAAGGGGAGCCGTAGTTGTATCGCCTGTTATCGTATTCACACTTCGCCACTGCCCAGTTAAGGGCGGGGCCGGTCAGGTCACTCGTCTTGATCTTCATCTCAGTTCTCCGTCAGAGGTTCAGGCCGTCTTGTGCGCGTACAGGCGGACGGTGTGGTACGCATCGCCCTGCGTGGTGTGCGCCGTGATGAGTTGGCGAGAGGCGTTGAGCTTGCGCGCGACGGCCTGCCAGTCGGTGGTCACGCGCCCCTCGCACAGGGACACGACGGCGCGGTGCTTGGTGCCGAGCAGCGTCGGGGTGTCGAGCGCCACGAGTGCGTCCTTGAGCGACATCTCTTCGGCCTGCAGCGCGGCGATGCGCGCCTTGACGGACGCCAGGGCGTCCACGAGGGCGGCATGCGTGGCGTCGGTGATGATTTCGGGCTTGTTGCTGGTAGTCATTGCAGTTCTCCTTCGGTTGTGAATGGGGTGTTGCCACCCCGTTGGCTTAGGCGATCTTGATTGTTCGCTCGCCGTCTTCTGTGAACACGTAGTCGTTGATGTCGAGCATTTCGTCTACGTACTCATCGGAAGTCTGGTACTCGTAATCCAGCTCCAGATTGCGGTATATCCAATCCGCAAAGTCACGCATGCACTCCTCGACCACCTCTTGTGCGGTATACATGGAAGCGGACATGTTGTCCGGGTATTTATCATGGAGAAGCCCATCGACACGCATGTAGCCGGAGTGCACGTACCGCCCCTACTGCGTGACGACTGCGCCGAGCTGGTAGAAATACATTCTCTGCAC